AGGGCAAAAGCGTCCATCACATCGGATAAGCCAACATCAATGGCAACACTGTCAGCTGAAGCAGCAGCAGCAACATGGTTGGCGTCCGCAACGAGAACTTCCAAAGCTTCGACGTCCGCCTTGGTACGGACAAGAGGTAGCGGAGGTTCAACATCTGATATTGGCACACCATCCAAAACGGAACCTGGGCGAGCCACAAAGCATAAGGGGGAAATGGGTGAATAAGTGGTCCCAACTACTGCTGGGCGAACAGTGACCTCATGGACCAAGGTAGCATAATCCTCAACTGATATGCCCATACGAAGAACAAACAGCTCAGCCAAAGCATCGTTGTCTTCCGAACAAGTATACATACTCTGCGAAGAAAGTAGCGAAAACTTATGGGAATCAAAATAACGGGGGTCGAGATGAGTGACTGGATTATGACGCAAGACGTTCCTCCAATAAATTGAGAACAATGGGATGTGAGGATCGGTAATCAGATAACCGAAGGCACGGTAAGCCAAAGATAGAGCGGCTGTCCCACCTGCTGGCACTGTAACTAAGTGAAAACTAGTTATCAGTCGCAAAGGGTCGGCCGAGTTCCAAACGCCGACCCAAGGGTCAATGTAAAGCCTACCTAAGAACGTAGTGTAGCCAGAGGAATAAACACGTGACTTAATATCCAATCCAAACTTAACGGCAGTAGTGGTGATAGGGATTAAACGGGCTTCATCTAACCCGTCATCACCAGAATAAAGACCACGGCAAACAGACGCGTAAGAATCTTCATGGTCGGAACCACTATCGCTGGCGTTACAATAGGCAGTAAAAGCATTGACCAAAGTATTACGAGTAGTGGTATCAAAAAACCCGCTCAGTGTACCAATGCCAATACAAAAAGCGGTCTGGACAATCCATTTGTAATAATCAGGACTGTCTCGAGGCTGACCAGACGGCCACGGACCAATGCCGAAATTAGTCCTAGCGGTGGGTGCAGTAGAAGCGCGCAAAAACTGAACCCAACCCTTGTCATCGCCGTAAAACCTATCCAGAAACGCAAACATAAGTACATGACCGATAGTGCCGGTAGTTGCGTCACAATTTGAAAAGTCAGTCTCATTGGCGCTGCGGTTGCGCGTGTGAAGTTCGTGGTGAAAAGCATGAACCCTAGACTCAATTTCAGTCGGGGTCCAACCACAACAAAACCAAGGAAGCTGTTTCAAGGCGTCCATCATCGGCGCGATGTATGCAGCCCCAACAAAGTTAGTTGGCCCTTCGGGATTAACTATCACACGGGGAACACCGCCGGGCTTCAAAGGCTCCTTCTTTTGAAAAACGCTGACCAAAGATGGCGCAACGTCAAAGTAAGTGCCCATATCATCGAACTGCTGGACCTGACTAGGTTTAGTCAAACGGCCACGTACCGAATCCATATCCAATGGACAAAGCACCACCCCACCAACCGCGGCATGGACAAAACGGACCAAATGGGAGTAATACTCTGTGGGAAAAGGCAACCCTGTGGCTGGCAAAACGTTGCGAGCATAAACACTGGCGCGCAAAAAATCAGGAGTAGCAATAAAACCCAGCTTTGAATTAGAAACCAAGGGGTTATGAACAGCTACTATGCTACTATCAGTCCCAATATCGTTATAAGTGCGGTCAGTAACAGACTCCATTGTCATGGTGCTAGGTGGGGGCTTATAAGTGCCCATAGACAAACCATTAGCGACGCAATGCATCAAGATAGGTATCGCATCTCTATAAAGAGCCAAGGTCGTACTCACTG